GCGTAGTCACAAACTAATCATGGGGGGGCGGTTGCTCCCGATCGCTCCCCCAGTCGTTTACTAGAGAGGATGTAGAGATGGCTTCAATCGTTACAGTTGCTGAACTAAGGTCAATCCTTGGCGTCTCTACGTCCCTCTACAACGATGCTTATTTGACAGATGTAATTGATACCGCAGAGGCAGTCATCCTGCCAATGCTAGTCACTTATGCTTCACCAATTTCAGCAGTAGAACTAGAAAACAATATCGCCACCTATCAAGTGTTAGGCGACAATAACTTTTCAGAGGGTCAGAGCGTAGTCATCACAGGATGCGGCTCCCCATTCAACGGCACATTTACTATTCTAGAATCTAGCAATTATGACGTAGATACATTCATCGTCAATTCAAATTCTCGCATATTCGTGGATGGCGTTTACAGAGATTTTAACGGTTTCTTTACAGTAGCAATTACAAACGCCGATATTACTGAGCGTAAGGTCATCCCTTCAGGACGTGCAACCCTATCCGGCGCTTCTACTTATGTCGGAGTAAGCGCAGTCGAATCAGCAGTCTTAGCAGTATCGGTAGAAGTATTTCAATCTCGCATCGCTCCAGGTGGCCAGATCGAAGGCGTGGACTTTACACAAGTGAGCCCATATCGGCTCGGTCGCAGTCTCTTCAATCGTGTATCAGGACTCCTAGGGCCGTACATCGATACTGATTCAATGGTGCAATAATGCCAGCATCGACAATCCTTGACACAGTCCGCCAGCCACTAGCTACGGCTTTTGCCGGCGTTGCAGGCAATGTTTACGCATATGTGCCAGAGGCCCCGATGGTTCCTTTTGTTGTGACGGTCCCAGATTCACCGTATCTTGAATTAGAAACCATCAACAAATCAACGCTTCACATTAAAATCAATCTTGTCATTTCAGTAGCGGTTGCATATAACAGTAACCCTGCATCGCTCGATAATCTCGAGCAGCTAGTAATCAGTGTTCTGAAGGTGATCCCAGCAGGGTACACAGTCGGAGCGGTTGAAAAACCAACAGTAACTCAAGTCGGGCCTTCCAACGTGCTGGTTTCTGATATCCGAGTTTCTACCTACTATACACAAACAAACTAAAGGAAAATAATATGGCAACCGTAGTAATCACAGGGCGCGATATTTCTCTATCTTTCACAGGTGGAACAGATATCGAGGCACAAGCAACTTCAGCAGTTCTCACAAAGACAAACCTTCGCGAGACTTATCAGACACTCGATGGTGAGGCTTACAAGACCACAAACATCGAAGGCACGTTCGCGCTATCAATGCTCGCTGACTGGGGTAAGGCTAACTCAGTATGTGAGGCACTTTGGACTGCGGCTGAATCAGCACCAGATACAGACATCAGCGTTACTTTGACTGCCGCTACAGGCGCTCAGTTCGTGTTCCCAATCATGCCAGAATTTCCTACCGCAGGAGGCGCTGGAACAGATGCTCAGACTGTAGACTTTACATTCAAGGTATCAAAGGGTGCAGTCGTAGAGACATTCAGCTAAAAACTAGAAACGGGAGCAAACAATGCAGCAGAACATAACAATTAAATATATTGACGGATCAGAAACCACTTACCAAGTGCGTCCGCCAGATTACGCCAAATGGGAACTAACCACTAAAAAGGTTATTGCTCAGTTCGGTGGAATGTGGGACATTCTTTATGTGGCGCATAGCGCTATGAAGAGAGATGCCGGGGGCAAGCCAGTAAAGCCGCTTGATGTCTGGATGGAATCGGTTGCCGATGTCGAAGTCGGTGATGAGAGCCCAAAAGTCATCCAAGAGGAAGCGTAAGCCGACTCTTAGTTGAACTGGCCATAGCGACTCAAATCCCTATGGATCATTGGCGAACAGGTGAGGATATCTTGACCGCTATCGAAGTATTGGAGGAGCGCAATCGTGGCAAGTGAGCAAGTAGCACTAGACCAGACTGAACTTCGTCAAGTCTTTAAGGCGCTCAAGGGTATGTCGGATGAAGCAGTCGATGAAGCTAAACGCCAGTCGGGAGCGCTGGCGGACTTTGCTCGATCAGAGATTATTCAGACGGCTAACTCAAGACCAAGCCGAGCAGTAGCTGGGCGCATCGCAAGTGGAGCCCGTGTCAAGAAGTCAAGCCGTATTGGTGAGATTACTTATGGGTTCGCTTCTCAGAAGTTTTCGGGTGGAGCAACCACTAAGGACATCTGGGGCGGTTCTGAATTTGGTTCTAACAAGTTTAAGCAGTTCCCAGTCTGGTCAGGTCGTGAAGGTCGTGGATCTAAGGGCTGGTTTATCTATCCAACGTTACGCAGGATTCAACCTGAGATAGTCGCTAAATGGACTGCCTCATTTGATAAAATTTTGAAGGAGTGGACATAATGGCCGGAACATCCAGAGCCTTAACCCTTAAACTCCTTGCGGACGTTGATAACTTTACCAAAGGTCTTAATAAAGCTGATGGCGAAGTTACTTCATTTGGTGGCAAGGTATCGGATTTTGGTAAAAAAGCAGGTTTAGCCTTTGCAGTTGCTGGAGCCGCTGCTGCCGCTTATGCTGGCAAACTCTTAGTCGATGGAGTCCAGTCCGCAATTGCAGATGCCGCAGCTCAAGAGAAGTTAGCCGTAACATTAAAGAACGTCACAGGCGCAACAGAAAACCAGATCGCGGCTACAGAAGATTACATAACTAAAACATCTTTGGCCTTTGGCGTTACAGACGATGAACTGCGTCCATCTTTAGAGCGTTTAGCGAGAGCCACAGGCGATGTAAAAAAGGCTCAGGAACTCCAGACTGTCGCCATCGATGTCGCGGCAGGCTCGGGTAAAACTTTAGAACAAGTTACAAATGCCATGGCAAAGGCCGCAGAAGGCAATACTGGAGCCCTTAGTAAACTAGGCATCGGTCTTAGCGCGACTCAATTAAAGACCATGAGCATGGAGCAGATTACTGCCAAATTAGCCGACACCTTTGAGAATCAAGCAGCAGTCAAAGCAGATACATTCAAGGGCAAAATGGATCGTTTAAAGATTGCCTTTGATGAGGGTAAGGAGACGGTCGGATCATTCGTACTCGATGCTATTACTCCAATGATTGATTTTATCGTCCAAAAGATAATCCCAGGAGTTCAAAACTTTATCGATTCCATAGGTGGCGAAAAGGGTATTAGCAAGGTTCTTGGCGCATTTATCGCAGCAGCTAAATCTATTTTTATACCAGTATTTCAAGGAATTAAGTTTGCCTTTGACAACATCAAAACTGCATTAGAAGACAACAAGGAAGAATTTAAAACATTATTAGACTTCATTCAAAAGTATGTGGCTCCATTTTTAGGTGGAGTATTTAAACTCGCAATCCAAGGAATTGGAATTGCTATCGGGGCGGTCGTTGATATAGTCGGAGACCTCATTCGTGGATTTCAGACAGTCATTAATTTAGGCGCAAAAATCGGTGGAGCAATTGGTGGAGTGTTCGGCGGCGGTCGTGCAGATGGCGGTCCAGTTATGCAAGGAACCACTTATCTAGTAGGCGAGCGCGGCCCTGAACTATTTACGCCTTCAAGTAGTGGCAGCATTATTCCTAATAACGCTTTAAGCAGAGGCGGCGGCTCCACAATAAATCTCACGGTTAATGGAGCCATCGATCCTGAAGGTACCGCTAGAACTATTATAAATATTTTAAACAATTCGGCAGCTAGAGGCACTTTAGGCGCTGGGGCATTAGTTAATTCATGACCGCGTATACTCCCAGTTATAAAGTCATCATAGGCGGCGTTGAACTTACCCAAATAACGATCGCCGACCTTACAATTACTTCTGGTCGTACAGACATATATCAGCAACCAGTTGCCGGATATTGCCAGTTGCAGTTACTTAACTTTGATAACTCAAGTTACGATTTTACAGTCGGAACTGGCTTGACCGTTGAGGTTACGAATTCAGCCGCTGCATACATTCCTATTTTTGGCGGACAGATCTCAGACTTCACAATTACAGTCAATAGCGCTGGAGATCGCGGCTATACAACCGTTGCAACAATTACCGCCCTAGGAGCATTATCTAAACTGCCTAAGACTATTGATGCTGGAGTATTATCTCAAGATCAAGACGGAGACCAGATTTATACTCTTTTATCAGGCTATCTTTTAGGAACTTGGAATGACCTCCCAGCAGCAGAAACTTGGGCTAATTACAATCCTACGGAAACTTGGGCTAATGCCGTTAATCTTGGATTAGGTGAAATTGATCGTCCAGGCAATTACGACATGATTGCACGCTCATCTCAAAATACCGATCTTTATTCATTGGTTACGGCTATTGCGAATTCAGCTTTTGGCACTATTTACGAAAATGGAAACGGCAATATCGGTTATGCCGATCAGACTCATCGCCAGGACTATTTGGCCAATAATGGATATACAACCCTAGATGCTAACCATGCTTTGGGAGTAGGTTTATCAGCCACCACTCGAGCTGGCGATCTTAGAAACTCTTTTACGATCACTTCTGGCACAAATGGTAACCATGTCTATACGGCCACAGATTTAGAAAGCCAGGCACTTTATGGCCTGTATGCCGAGGCGTACACTTCTAGAATCAAAAACAATAGTGACGCAGTAGCTCTTGCAGATCGATATATAGATTTACGAGCTTTTCCTTATCCTAAGTTTCAGAACATTACCTTTGTTCTTGGAAACCCAGAAATCGATGACGCAGATCGAGATGCGCTTATCAGCATCTTTTTAGGCCAGCCAGTATGGATTCAGAATTTACCTCCCAACATAACCGGCGGATCATTCCAAGGCTACATCGAAGGCTGGACTTTTAAGACAAGCCTAAATAATCTCACCGTGACTTTCAACGCTTCTCCTATAAACTTTTCGCAAATTGCGGTAAAATGGGAGCAGGTAAGCGCGGCAGAAACATGGAATACCCTTAACACAAGCCTAACCTGGCTTAATGCGATTGGAGCAGTAGCGTAATGGCAACAACAACCACTAACTTTGGATGGGATATTCCTCAGTCCACGGACCTAGTAAAGGATGGCGCTACCGCTATTGCCGCACTCGGTCAAGATATCGACACGGCTCTTGTCGATCTCAAGGGCGGTACAACTGGCCAGGTACTAGCTAAGGCTTCTGGCACAGATTTAGACTTTTCTTGGGTTGCCATCGATCCCCTAGTTATCCTCGATGCAAAGGGTGATTTAATTACTGCAACGGCAGCAGATACTCCAGCGCGTTTAGCAGTGGGCACTAATGGTCAGGTTTTGACGGCAGATTCAACAACTGCAACTGGACTTAAATGGGCGGCAGCGGCTGGCGGTAAAGTCTTGCAAGTAGTCATGGCACAGACCACAACATCAACAGCCATTGCCAGCACGACTTACACAGACACAACCTTGACGGCTACAATCACACCGAGCCTAGCCACCTCAAAAGTTTTAATAATGACATCACAAAACTTTTTTTCCAGCCGTAGTCAAGATTCTTGGAATGGTGCGGTCAAATTACTTCGAGGCGGGACTGATATTTTAACAGTTGGCCCTGGCGGTTATGAGGCATTTGGTGGATACGTCTCTGGTGCAAGCGGTGGCGGACAAGCCCGAGGTATGAACTCTTTAGT